CGCCGACATACTTGAGTTGCGGTTCGGTGCAAAACTGATGCGGTCGTACGGTCGCAACCAAGTCACCATGCCCGACGGGTCAAAGTGGTTTATCCGTGCGGCCAACTCGAGCGTCGGTCACGGTATGAGTTGCGATCTGATTGTTGCTGACGAGATTTGGGATATTGGCTCGACTGTTATTGACGGCGGTTTGCTACCAGCCCAGCGCGCTCGCCGATCACCGTTGCTGAGCGCGTGGTCAACGGCTGGTACTGAGGCAAGTACGGCTATGCAGCGTTGGCGTGAGCAGGGGTTGCGATCTATTGACCGTGGCGAGCCGTCATCGCTTTATTTTGCTGAGTGGTCGCCACCGCCTGACATATCGCCTATGGATAGTCGTGCTTGGGGTTGGGCAAACCCAGCGCTCGGCAAAACATTGACGCTAAAAACGATTGAGGCTGAGAGTGAAAACCCTGATCGTGCGTCGTTTTTGCGCGCGTCATGCAACCTTTGGGTCGCGTCTGATAAGTCGTGGATTGCACCGGGTTTGTGGCCTGAGCTTGAGTACACCGACCCGATGCCTGACGGTGGCACAGTCGCTATCGAAACAAGCCTGACCGACGACCGATACTTTGCCACTCGAGCCGTCGTGCTTGACGATCGGCGCACCGTCGTCACCGTTGAATTTGTTTGCGACACCTACGACGAAATGTTGCGACACGTCGAGCGTTTAGCAAAAAACACGGCAATCAAATTTGCTATTAGCCCGTCAATAGATATTCATTGGCCGTTAGCACTCGAACGCCGACGCGCCGTTGTCGGCTACGGCGAGATACTTAAATTTACGCCACGCATAAAATCAATGATCAACGAGAAACTACTTTGGCACACGGGCGAGAATATGTTGGCTGAACACGTGCAACGCGCCGTCGCGGTCAGGTCACAAAACAGCATCGCATTATCAAGCCAGCGATCACCCGGCCCGATCGAGTTGGCGCGGTGTTTGGTTTGGTCAGCAGCGCTCGCGTCACGACCGACCGCAACAGGCAAACCAATGATCGTCGTCGCTGGTGGCTAGTATTTTGCTGGGCGGCCGTTGAGTTCTTACTTTCTCGGTTGACACTTAGCGGTCGCCTATACACAATGACGATTTAGTTTGGTGGCATACTTAGCGCATGGGCATTTTTAACCGCACCGTCAGCAAAGCAGCGATATCACCGCAACCAAGTAAAGCGGCTGCGGCTGGTAGCGGATACGTCGGCCAAAACGCAGGCGCAAATTCAATCGGACAGTATTACAACTATGTTGAAGGCACGGCGCGTAATCGCGCAATGAGTGTGCCAACAATCAGTCGAGCGCGCGATCTTATGGCCAGCGTCATTGGTTGCATGAACTTAAAAATGTATACCGAAATGTGGAACGGCGAAGAAATGGAAAAAATGCCGTTAGCGCCACGCACTTGGCTACGACGCATAGACCCAACCGTTTACAACGGCCAGATTTTAAGTTGGACCTTTGATGATTTATTTTTTTATGGTCGCGCATTTTGGTATATCACTTCACGCACAGCCGACGGATACCCAGCGTCGTTTACTCGACTACCCGCAGCAATGTGTCAAACACTCGATCAGGCTGGCCCAGTTTGGTTTGCACCGTCAAAACAAATCGTGTTTAACGGCGCTGAACTTGACTACACAAACGTCGTGCAATTTCTGTCGCCAATACAAGGCATCACTTATATGTCAGAAACGGCAATCGCTACAGCGTTAAAACTTGAAGCTGCACGATACCGCAATTCGAGTTCGGCAATTCCGGCGGGTGTAATTAGGCAGGTCGGTGGCGAGCCTTTAAGCGCACAAGAATTAGCCGACCTTGCAGCAGCTTTTAATGCAGCACGTGAAACAAATCAAACGGCAGCACTCAATGAATTTGTTACCTATACCGAAACACTTACCAGCCCTGACAAAATGTTGCTGATTGAGAGCGCCGAGTTTCAAGCAATGGAAATGGCACGACTTTGCAATATTCCGCCGTACCTTGCGGGCATCAGCGTCGGGTCGTACTCATATCAGTCAAGTGCTGAAAGCCGTATGGATTTGTGGACATTTGGCGTTCGTGCTTACGCCGATTGCATTGCTGGCACACTCAGTCAAAACAACATTTTGCCTAACGGAACTTACGTCGAATTTGATGTTGAACAATATCTCACCGGCGAATATTCAATGGGTGAAGATCGAGATACACAAACCGAAATTGAAGAAAGAGTAGAGTTACCTTCATGATCAGATTAACCCCCACACAGATCACGGTTGACGCAGCGGCGGCAGAGGGCTTGCCGTCGCGCTCAATCTCAGGCGTGGCCGTCACTTATGACGAGACGGCGACAATTTCTGACGGCACTAAGGTGCGGTTTTTGCAAGGGTCGTTGCCAGTCACGGGGCGCGACCCGAAACTTTATATGCAACACGACGCTAATCAAATCGTCGGCAAAGTGACCGAGCGGGTAGACACCCCGCAAGGCATGATGTTTACCGCCAAAATCAGCGCCACTCGACTAGGCGATGAGGCACTTACCCTCGCCAATGACGGCGTTATTGACGCGGTATCGGTCGGCGTAACACCCACAAAATTTAGTTACGACGAGGCAGGCGTAATGATCGTTGAGGCCGCCAACTGGTCGGAATTGTCGCTAGTTAGTGAAGGCGCATTTAGCGGGGCGATCATTGAGCGCGTCGCAGCGAGCGCACCCGACGAACCAGTTGAAGCACCAGCCGAGAGTATCCACCAAACCGAGCCAGCAGTAGAGTTAATATCAGAACAAGACACAACAAAGGAAACAGACATGACCGACAAAATTGAAACCCCAGTAGTCGAGGCAGCAGCCGCAACAGTTGAAAAACTTTGGGCGCAACCAAAACAAGAATTTAAGATGCCAACACCGGGCGAATATGCAGCCGCGATGCACATCGGCGGCGACACGTTCCGCAAAGTTAACGAGGCATACAAAATTGCTGCCGCTAAAAATCAGTCAGCATTGCAATTTGCTTTGGCTCAAGATTTAACAACCGACACACCTGGCTTGCTTCCGACACCCGTGTTGGGCAATATCTTCCTCAATTACAACGCTGTAAGACCTGTCGTATCAGCGATCGGTACTCGAGCAATGCCAAACGGTAACGGCAAATCATTTATTCGCCCAATCATCACTCAGCACACTTCAACAGGTGTACAAACTGAAGGTTCGGCAGTAACAAGTCAAAAAATGACTCTTTCGTCAAATACGGTGACACGGCAAACCGTGGCCGGTGGCGTGTTTGTCTCACAACAAGACATCGACTTCACAGACCCCGCCGCGCTCAACGCGATCTTGACTGACTTGCAGGGCCAATACCTCAAAGAAACCGACAACATTGCAGCTGATGCTTGCGTCACCGCAAAACAAACATCGGGTTACACATGGACAGTTACAGCAGGTGACCCAACAACACTCATGGCAGCGTTGTACGGTTGCGCGTTCAACATCAGCAATTCGACAAACTTGTTTGCAACTCACTTACTTGTCAGCGTTGACGTATGGCAAAAACTGGGCGGCCAACTTGACGAAGCGAAGCGACCACTATTCCCAGCGATCGGCGCACCGGGTCTCATTGGTCAAAACACAATGGGCGCAGGCTCGGCCGCAACATGGTCAGGCATGAACCCAATGGGTCTTGAAATTGTTGTTGACGGCAACTTTGCATCAGACACAATGCTTGTTGTACACGCCCCAGCAATCGAGTTCTACGAACAGCAACGCGGCATTATGACAGTTGAAGACCCTGAATTGCTTGGTCGCAACTATTCGTACTACGGCTACTTTGCTACGTTCTTCCAAGACGCAGCAGACGCAACAGCAGGGTCGCGCTTCGTACAAGCAATCGCAATTGCTTAGTCGTAAGCGGACAAACCGCTTATGGCGACTTACGCGACAGCCAGCAAACAATTAGTTGACAACTACGCCTGCATATCTACGCTCGAGCCAACCGACATACAGGTTGGCGACAGCGTAGTTGTAGGGGCGTTAGGCGCACCGTTTAACGGCACGTACACCGTGCTGGCTTGCCCACAATACCGATACACGGGTGTTGACGGCACAACGGGCGAATTTAACTATGACGTGACGATCGCCGTACCAAATCAAATATTGTTTGCTTGCACAGGTGACGACGTTGATTTTGTTGCGATTTACACAGGCCAAATTTCGTTCACGCCAACTTGCACGTGGATTACGGCAGCCAACCTAGTCACTTATTTGGGTGTGTCAATTACTGACCCGTCAGATGATTACACGCTGATTACGCAGGCGGTTAGCGCTGGCAACCAGTTTTGCAGTCGTCGTCGAGCCGAGGCAGGCTACAACGACAGCCTTAGCACGTCGCCTAGCGGTGATGTCACGCTCGGCACTTTGATGT